CTACGGCTTTACTCTGTAGTGTCAAAGGCTACTAAGAATGGGGTGCTATGTGTAGAGCACTTACCGTTCCCGGCTACACATTGTCAACCGGGGTACTTCTTTCAATATATGAATAATGAATGAAATAAAAGAAGACAGTAAGATATTTCGCGCTTGGAAGGATTTTAATAAAGTCTCAATCAAGAAAGTTCCAGATGCAGAGACATTTCAGAAACTAATATCTCTCTCGCCTAAACTGCGGGCATGGTATTGTAGCTGGAGTTTCGATAATTCTGCTTTCACCCAAATGCCTCAATCTTTTAGAGATGCAGGGATCACTCCCCAGCAATGGAGCGAGCTCTCTGCAAACCTGCCAAAAATCAATGCTATCCGGAAGAAGGCTAGCTCTGAGATTGAAGCAAAGGCGAATGACTTCACTACGTTCGTTTCTAACAAGGAGCTCGAAGTGAAGGAACAACTTGAAAAGTTGGAGACACCCTATGTAAAGATCTTAAAGGTCAACGTAACGTGTCTTCCAATTGACGACCAACTTGAAATCTTATCTAAACCGGAAAATGAACGTGAGGCTCTTGAAAAGTCCCTGCTGGAAAAGCTTCGTACTAAACTTTTTGCTGATTTGAAGGCAAACAAGTTTGTCGACCCTTTTGTTTTCGGGGACTTCAAAGATCTACTGACTACTTAGAGAGATCACGAAAGAAGGCTTACCGGCTTGCCCGTTTGTGGTACCGTGAGAAGGACCGTTGGAAGAACTCACGACCCACTGCCTTTGACAATCCTGGAGCTGCATCCGCAGTGAAAGCGTCAAGGGAAAATGCGTGGAAGTCGAAGGAACCACTTGCAAAACTTTTTGGCTTTGAGCGAAAAGAGTATGATCTTGACGACAATGTTAAGAAAATTACTCGTTTTTCACCTAAAAATGTTGAAGGAGTGCCAGTTGTTGAAAAGGAGACGTTTTATCTTAAACGACCGTTTCGTCACGATCGGCCTCTTTCTGCGAGTGAACGGAAAATTCTGCCCCTCCCACAGACCTCTTGTTGTAAGTGGGTTGGACTTACTGACTTTCCCGTTGGTGCATGGCCTCAGAAGTTCAGAGAACCATTGGGTTGGTTCGATGGCATTTCTGATTCAAAGCACCTGGACCCCCTTCTAGCTGGTAAGAAGGATAGACTTTTATCAAGGTACACGTTAATCGAAGGTTCTTGGGCTACTAACAAATCACTTCTAGAGGAAATGGCTACGCCTCCACCTTCTACTGTAAATGCTTCTGTGTATGATCTCATCGATTTTTCGATAGATCGTATAGAGAAGTTTGGCCTGCCTCAGATTTCATCTGTCATTCCAAAATGGTGGTTGAGAGCTGTAACTATGAATTCTCAAGCCAATCCTGGCTTGGTCACTCGTAGGGAGATAGGTAGTACAAAAGAGAAGGCGTATGGCGGTTCGCTCATTATCGCTCAAAGACTGTGGGATGTTATTGTCACGTCACGTTCTCCAGTGTGTGACCATTCACTTTGGTCCGTTGGTGGACGTGCACGTAAGCAAGATATGTCAAAAGGCAAGGCACCTGAGTCTCGAATGGTTCTTATGCCTGAGACACCTAATAGTCTTATAGCGTCTGTGATCTCACAGCCTATAATTAAAGAGATGAAAAAGGTGTTATCTACTAACCCTTCCAGTGAGTGCTTCATGGGTCAGGATGTTACTTTAGGTGGCTGGAAACGCATCAGCGATTTCACTACTGAGGGAACTCCCACCCTTGAATTGGATTGGTCAAAATTTGATAGTACTGTCACAGAGAATACTCTTGTGGCTGCCTTCTGTTTCCTGCGTACCTGTTTTCCTGAATCACGTAAGATTGATAAACTCTTTTTGTTCGTAATGTCTAGTACCATTTATAAGAACGTTGCTGTGAAGCAACGATTCATATATCGTATCACACGTGGTGTTCCCAGTGGCTCACCACTTACGAGTCTTCTAGTTACACTAGCTAACTGGATTTCTCTTAATTACGTGTTACGAAAAAGTGGCATGTTTGGCATCTCTGGACCCGATGATTATAAATTAGCGGTTGCTGGGGATGACACTTTGATCTCTTTCTTAAACAAGGATACGTTCAAAGTTGAAGAAGCCAAGCACGTGACGGATACGTTCAAAGCGCTTACAAACCTTAGTTGTAAACCGGAAGACTTAAACTTTAACGAGTGGTTTAGCGG